TAGTAGATTGACACAGCCCCATCATCAACTGCTGTTAAATATGTTTCATCATTTGCTTTATTTTTTAAGCTTAGGTCATCTGCTCTTAACACAAAAGTACCCTCATTAACTCTTATATGACTAACGCCTGATGAAGAAAATAACCCCATGTCGTTATCGTTACCTAATCGCACTTCAGCACCATCGTTAAATGTTACACTGCCTGTCATTGTACCACCAGCTAGTGGTAGTTTAGTTGCAAGGCTATTTGTTACTGTAGTGCTAAAGTTCGCATCGTCACCTAACGCTGCCGCTAGTTCATTTAATGTATCTAAAGCTGAAGGTGATGAGTCTACTAAGTTTGTTACGGCTGTATCTACGTATGCTGTTGTAGCTACTTTAGTTGAGTTATTACTTGCTGACTGTGTTGTAGCTGTTGTTGCGGTATTGATTGTGCCATTTAAATCACCACTAAATGTTGTAGCTGTTACAGCTCCTGTTACTGTTGCGCCAGCAGAAGTTGTTTCTATTTTTTTAGAGTTATTATGGTAGAGTGATACTGGACCATCAGGTTCAAATAAAGCAATTACTTCAGTAGTGTTGTATTTATAAAAACCACTCGTGCCAGTTCCTGCTACTTGTATTTTAAGGCCACCTGTGCCTGTGTCAGCAATAATAGAGTCGCTACCATCATGATATATTTGTAGATCACCATTGGTGGCATCGCCAAGGCGTATAGATATATTATCTCCAAGCTGAATATCGGATAAGAAATTTTGTGCCATATTTTATTTTAGTTTTGTATATTAACCTATTTTGGTTATAAGTATTTTGTAGTCTCCGTCAGTAACTGATTGACCAAAAGCAACTTCTACGGTATTAACAGTAGCTCTCGTTACATCAACGTGTACTGTATCGTAGTTAGAAGTATGGTAAACCTGACAAGCTACATCTCTTGAGTTTAAACTATGTGTTACCGTGTATGTGTTAGTAGATTTAGTAACGTCTGCGTTAGATGCGTTTAGTGCTACAGTAAACTCTCTAGTAGCATCACCAACTAATTGGACTGTACCGCTAGCATTAGGTAAGTTTATAGTTCTATCTGCAGTTGCATCTACCACGTCTAACGTAGTTTCAAAATCATTAGCAGTATCACCTTCAAAAACTACACCACCAGAAGTGTTGATTAACTCAACTTCTTTTTGCGTTGTTTTAACCGTTACGTTAAGATTTTTAACACTAAGAGTTTCTGTGCTTGGGTTATAATGAAAACCACCAGTTGATGATTCATCAAGTAAAGCGTCACTACCATTATGAAAAACAACATTGTAATTGGTATTGCTCGATGTATCTTCTGTGACGGTAACTTTGGCGGCTGTACCACTTGTGTCCGCAGCTATACTATCAGTCTGCGTTGTGACAAACGTGTGTATTTGATCAGCGGTAGCAAGACCAGTACCACCATTAGCAATAGCAGCTGTAACAATAGTAAGAGCAGGAGCCGGTCCTGTTCCATTTGCTACAGTTAACTGGTTAGTGGTTGCTGAAGTTATTTCTTCAATATCACCAGCAATAGAAATCCACGCTGAGCCGTTATATATTTTTACTTTATCTGTACTTGAGTTATAATAAACCTGACCTTCAGCTCCTGTAGGATCAGATGTTTGTTTGTGAATAACGAGATTTTGTATCTCGTTTTGATTCATATTAATATTGGAAAGAAATGGTATTGCCATAGTTGTTGTTTTTAATTTTTATAATTTCTTAGTTAGCGTATATTTTACCGCTAGTAGTACCAGTAAAGTAAACTTTTACTTTATTGTCGTTTATATATTTAACAGGTACGTGTGCCACCTGTTCTGGTGATCCTGATTCAGCTACTGTAATGCTTGGTCGTTTACTTAGGTTGTGTGACCACTCCACATATCGCATACTTGAGCCGTTTATTGTTTCTGGATTAGCAGCAAAGTTGGTTGAGTCAAATGTTAAAACTGCTTGTTTATCTGATCCACCACCAATAGATATTATTGCATAAAATTTTTCATTTGTAAATGATCCGTTAGCTTTTTCTTGTGATACCGTTATATCATAAAAATCTGTTTCAACAGAGTCCTGTGTTACGGTAGTAGTGTTGTACACACCGTAGTTATCTTGATCTTCGACGTCTACTATTAATATTTTACTTGACGCAAAAATATCTAGTATGTTTTCTGATGAGTCTTGCTCACCATGAATATACTTACTTACCTTTAATAATGTTGCGTTAGCGAACGTTGATCCGCTAGAAAATGTTACACGCATACTACCATTACCATATGGTGTTGAATTTTTGTATTGATATGTAAACTGACCGGCTACACCAGCAGCATTGGTATTTTTAAAGAACTTAGATATATCCTGTACTGCAAAGTTTTTTGTTGTACCACCTAGATTAGATCCAAGCAGCTTATCGGTTTTTTCTACAGAAGTATCACTTTGGTACGTACTTATTCTAGCCATTATTTATTTTTAAACTGATTAAACTTTTCAACTGATCGTCCGCCGAAATAGGCCCCAATGGTCGTCATCAAAACTAATTGAAGTAAATCTGTCCACTTCTGCTCGACGTTAAATGTTATTGACCCGCTATCTACAAATACCATAATTACAGTAGATATAATAAGAAAAATGAGTACTAGTGGCCTAACTGATCTTGTCAAAAAGTTACCGTGCTCTAAATCTGCTTTCCACCTGTCGGTAACGTTTTTTTGCATTGCAGCTTCAGCGTCAAGAAATATTTGCTCCATATCCTTCTGAAACGCTCTTTTCTCATCACCAGTAGTTATAAACTTATTAGCTACGTTTGATAGCTTTTCTATAACACTACCACCAGCATTACCAAATATCTTTCCTAGTATTTTACTCATACGCTTCTTTTTCCCAAGGTAAAGACTTGCTATTCATGTCTAGGTCTTTAATCTTGTACATTTTATTTTTAAACTTGTAATCATTATCGTCAAAAGCTAACTTACCATTTTCTATTTGCTTTATATGTACTCTTTCATGTTTCAATGCTTTACTCTCTAAAGACTTAGGCATATTTCTATTTAAGTGAATAGTTTTATTCATATCTACATAACCAGCAACATCTTCTGGCATTTTACTATACTTTATTAATTCACCCGGTTTTGAATCAAGATGTAGGTCTAATACTTTATTAATGGGCTTTAGTTTAAATGACATTATCTATCTTTATCTTTAATCATATCATCTATAGCTTTGTTATAAACTTTATCTGTATATGACGTGTTGTTATAAAAAATATTTCTATTGGAGGTTGGTAAATCTTCTCTACCAAGCATTATGCGGTATATCCTGCTTATTAACTGCGAACATTTAAATGATGTTTTAAATATACTATACTTAATTGTTGTTCTATTGCGATGTCTCCACACTTCTATCCAGCCAGCTTTACGTAACCTTTCCCACCTTTGTTTGTCCCAAGAGTACGTATATACACCGTCTATAAAATCATTACGTGTAAATCTACCCTTACAATCTAAATATATAAGTAATTCTAAATCCGCATCTTTTAGCTTATAAGTTTTACAAGCCCATTTACGTATGAGCCTGTAATACTTAAGTAGATTTAAATCACGTATGTCTGAAGCATCTAGTATCATTCAACTAAAACAACATCTTGAACCCTTATAACATGGTATAACACATCGTTCCATTGTATACCGTGACCTGCATGCCTGTCGTAATGAACAGTATCGCCAACTTCAACGCCTTCTACAAGATTACCTTTTGTTATTATTGCCGCTTTAACGTATCTGTTATCTACGTCGGTTGTTTCATTAACTATTAAGCCAGCGACTTTTTTGGGTTCGTCTTTCTTTTTTTCTACTATTATGTAATTATTTATCGCTCTCATCTTTCATCCTCATGTTACTTATTACACAATCTGCAGAAACTATCGTATTAACAACGCTAATTGCGTTTTTTAATGCTGTTTTTGTTACCAAAACAGGGTCTATTATTCCTGTTTTTATCATATTTACAACCTTACCAGTGATAACGTTATAACCTTGACCAATACTAGCTGGTATTTCATAATTTTCAATGCCAGCGTTAGCTAAAATAGTCTCAAATGGAGACTTTATAGCCCTAAACAAAATTTCTTCGCCTATACTACTTGCCTTTATTTCATTAGCAGCGTTTAATAACGCAATACCACCTCCAGAAACTATACCTTCTTGTAAAGCTGCCTTGGTCGCGTAAATAGCATCATCAACTCTGTCCTTTTTCTCTTTCAACTCGACTGCGGAGTTAGCACCAACAAAAACTATACCAACACTACCACTTAACATCGCTAGTCTTTGCTGTAATTTTTCTTTTAAAAACCCGTTTTTTTCGTCTTTTAACAAGTTTTTAACAGATTTAATACGTTCTTCAACAGTTTCATTAGACATGTTGACTGTTAAGACTGTATTTTTGTCGTCAGTAACTGATTTTACTACTTGACCTAAGCAATCAGGTTGAATTAACTCTAAATCATCACCTAATTCTTCATTCATAACCCTCGCACCAGTGATAACCGCAAGATC